GTAGCCTTCCGAGCAGGGCAGACAAGAAGACCTATACCGCGGGAACACGCCATTATCAACGCGCTCCCTGGAACTCCCGCACAAACCCAGCATAAAAGCCACTGGGCAGGGGAGGCCGATCAAGCCACTCATTGCGTATTGAGCACTCAATCGTATAGCGAAGCCAATATTCTCTCCAGGCCGGCTTGCTATGAACAACAAGGACATCGTGGCGAAGCGGGGTCACCCCAGTCAAACCGGCAAAGTAAGACTCCAAAGCGACCTGTTCTTCAACCGAGACTCCGAAAAGGCGCTCCATGAGCAGCCTAGTACGCATTCCCGGCGCAGGGAACAATAGCTTTGACTCGTCACGAATGGCAAGAAGAAGCTGTTCCCTGTCCCACAAACTCATACCACGTGGACCAGACTTTTGAACCCAACCTCGTAACCAGAAACAAACTTTCCTAGTCACGCGCAACCCGTATTGGGCAAGTGCCTGGATGATTGGACACCCAGGATACTGGTGGGCCAGTGATAGAGCCTTGCACCTGAGCAGCATCAGGTTTTTCTTACTACTGCATTGTTTGTAGCACCCATATGTCCAACCAAACCCTGCCACCGCACTGATTGGATCAGTCACGTTGGCCAGTTCCTCGGGGTCGAACAAGAGCCCACAAAATGAAGCGTCACTTAGATTGGTGTGCGTCTCGATCTTGATAACAAGACCCAGGCTGGCGAAATCAACGGACGTGGGGAATGAATCAGCCACGAACAGGCCGTCATCCCCTTCTACCACACCGTCGACATTCTTAATGCCCAACTCCTCGCAAAGAAACAGGGCGAACATCAAGTTCGAAAACCCATTCCCAAGTGAGGTGCACATCTCTCCAGACATACGGCAACCCGGCACTCGCGCCGTGAAGCCATTGAAGTGACACTGCTGCACGCCTCCAATTACGTCCCTGCACAACTTCATGAATTGATCGTGGTCCGGAATCTGCGACGTCATGTAATCATACAGTTCGAACTCGACTGCATTCATGAGAGACGGCACAAACAACGACTCGAACGACGTATAATCAGTTGCGAAGTACAATGCTCCTATACGCTGGATACGGTCACGGATATACCGCGGCCGATCGGCGACAGGGACGTGTTTTATAAAGTGGGGATTCTTGAAGACTTCATGCTCGATCGCTTTGAATATAGGGCCCACGGCGCACTTGAACTCGTCCGTCCGTGAATTAATGCCCCGAGCATGCTTAAACTCCTCATACATCTCGTCCTTGATGAACGACTTGCAGGCAAAATGGGAATAGAGAAGGTGGTACATACTACCTACCTTCTCCCACTTCACACGGAGTTGTTG